GAGATATATTCATCATATTCGAGGAACATATCAGACTTAGGATTCCAATACTTACCCTCAATTGGATCATAGTATAGAGTCATACCATTGGCATAGTGGAATGGACCCTCTAGACCCTTTACTGCTGAATACGAATCTTGCAATGGTGTGCGGTGAAATACGGTATATGCCATATTAGACTCCGCGTGGTGTAACAGGTTTAGCTGCCACTAGAGGTTTGAATTGACGCGCTTTACGACCACGCGGAGGCAATTTGGTGATTACATTGCCTGCTTTAAGGTGGGCAATGATCAATTCCAAACCCTGAGTGGCACGTGCGATACTGGCACCATTAGCTGATTGCATTATATTATATTCCTATTAGAGTATATGGATTAAACTGCGCCGGTCTCAACCAGGAGCAATACAACACGGTAAACAATATCGATTACCAAGAAGAGGACCGATTCAATCATTTCCATTTAATTTCCCTTGAGGTTTTTCTTCACAACAGAATCTATTCTACTCTGGTGGAGAGAATTGTCAAGCGTTGTATGGAAACAACGGAAGTGTTGCGGAAATGATACGGTGACAGTCTCGGAAATTCGTGATATAATATAAAATTTCTTTATCGGAAACAGGTGTTTAGTCCCGGTGGTATTCTCGGAATGCGCCTATTTATTCACACACAATTAAACACTTTTCGACACTTAATTACACTATTGCGACAAGGTTTGCGACAATAAATAACCTCTATTTATGCTCGACTAAATATGACTTATGGTCCAAAAAGGTGATGTTGGAACTCCTATTGGTACATGACCCATACTATCCATATTAGAATAATCTGGACTAATATTAATCCTCACATCCTTGATTACTATATCCTTTATACTAGAATCCGGATATACTAATGTAACTTCCACAATATCTGGATGTGAAACTAATCCTACTGAATTGATAAAAGAATCTCTCAATTCTGGTGTATCAAAAGACTTCTCCCATATATGATCATTCTTGAATTTCCATGTTACCTTAAACATTATTAAGTCTCCTCTGGTTCACCAATCCAAATCTTTTCGCATTGGTCTTTGGAATACTCTGCACCTTTGGTACAATCTTCCATAAAATCAGTTGGTGGTTTATTGTGATTGGTTGTTGGTTCTACTATTGCTGGTGGACTAGCATTCGCATTAGCAGTCGGTAATGGTGTAGTATTCTCAGAATGAAGCATTACCATTGCAATACCTATTACTGCTGCACCTGTAACTAATATCTTCCAAAACATCCCAATAATATATATCACGATTACACCTAGAATTGCTAGTTGAACCATTGATAATGTAATACCTTGGGATTGGAGTGTATTTACTACCGTCATTTTAATATCTCAATATGGGTTATCGCAATGCACTTGAATTGGTGTAATTACTCGACCCTGGTCTGTTTTTACTGGCAAATATTCAATCTGAGGTTTTAGCTTTGCATTTACGCATTGCCTTACTGCCTGAATTACTTCTGTCCTATGCATTGAAGTTGGTTCTGTAAACTCTCGTGGATAATGTTTAGGTGGTTGTGATGGGCTAGATGCACAACCCGATGCCAATACTGTCATAACCAATACTGGTGCCATAATATATTTCATTGTTTTTTCTCCATACTAAAATGATCGTAAATTGTTTCCTCTAAAAAGACTTTACCTGTATATGCATTCGGTTCTGTCATAAACGATAACATTTGCGTCCGTGTTAGATTCGCACACTCTGCAACAATTAACTCTGCAAGAGTATAATTGAATTCATGCACCGAATACATTGTACCACCTCGCGATAGTTCCATATGCACTCTTTCAATCAATTCGTCCACTCGCGTTTTTTCGGTGAGTGACCGTTTAATCAAGCGACGTGCCATTCTAATTCATCCTTATATTCAATTGACTCTGATCCATCATACTCCGTAATTCGAAACTCGCGACCAACATCAACCCATTCAATCGTCAAGTCCTCAGCACCTGAAAAATAACGATGGTCACCATATCGCTCCTGACAATACTGAACAATTTCCGTATAATACTTGCGCGATTCAACCATACCGACAATCACCGGATCATACAATAACTTTTCTTCATCATGCCAAGTATACCAACCAGCACCATATCCAGGCGAATACAATACCGCCACTTTACCATCACGAATCACTTTATCCATTATTGAAACTCCAACAAGTCGGCAACATCATCATCATACAACCACGCAATTGTTTTCCGTACGCTTTCCCTTACAGAAAAATGTTCACGGTACATAACATAATAATGACAAAAGAAATTATCATCACCACGCGCTTCAGTATACCGTTGAGCACGAATCAAAAAATCCATTGCATTACTCTCCAATCTCATATTGGTCATCGTACCAATCGTCATTGTCTATATCGTCAATAGGACAACCATTTTCAAACCATGCATCACTCGCTTCCAAATCACCACCAGAAACAAACGGAAAATAATCAAAATCATCCATTATAATCACCAATTAAGCAGGCATTTCGGAGAGGTTTTTCAGAGCAAAATTCATGCGGTTAATGCGATTCCGGGCAAGACCAGAAACCCATTTAATCTTGGCACGTTCTAATTCTACCAACGTATCCATCGATTGGCGATTAAGGAACTGGACCAACGCTTTGTATCCTTCATTGGAAGGATCAATTCGCTCAATTGAACCATATGCCTCACGAAGCATAACAACCTTAGCAAAAACCACTTTATTACTACAAAGCATGATATTAACCCTAGAATTAAGACAGGACCGAAACAATCGACCGCGCAAGCGATACGGTAATCGAATGGAGCATCGAAACCGACTCAGCCGAAACCGCAAGGACGGTCTCATGGAAGTATGCACCGAACACCGAAGAACCAACCGCAACAACAACGTATTTCATCAAATTTCCTGTTTTCTTGACCACAGAATCTATTATACACTGGTCCTGGGAGGTGTCAATACGTTGCTGGAAAGCAACAAAGGTGTTGTTTTGACACAACACCTCTTGCTTCACCCTTCCTCTTCTGTATTATAGTCTTCCAATTCTATTTCCTGATTCTCATCTTCCCAATCAGCCATTGATTCTGAAATGCAAAAGCATTCATCTAATTCCATTGGAAGCAATTCTTTTACTTCCTCTGAATTCATTCCTGAATACTCGTAATAATCATCGGTACCATCCATGTACCGACCAGCAAAACACATACCGGGTTCATAATAAAATGCATCAACCTCGAAACCCATTTCCTCTAATGCAGCATAGAAACCAATTGGTGGTGACCACGCAGTATCAAAAGACAATACAATTTCATTGTCGGATTGGTCGATGATATTAACATTGGTATCCCATTTGGTACCCCAATTGTTGACGTTCCACGAATACCAATCACCCTCTTCCGATTCAGGACGAGGTACTAATAAATTAAAAAACGAATCTGATTCGGCCGATTTCTCGGCTGCATCTTTAATCTTTGCCATCAATTCAGGATCATCCGAAGTGACGGTTAAAAGGTTTGAATTCCAATTTGGCATGATATATTCCTATTAAGCCGCAAGTTTAAGATTGATTGTTGGGTACTTTACAAAACCGGTGGTATCAGCCTTTGCCTTACCCTTGGCATAAAGACCGACAATAACATTCTTAGGATCAAGAAACCGCAAGTCGGAATCATCACCATTGAATACAGACCGACCAAGATATGAACCAGGGAATGCGGTACCTTTTTTGATACCGAAAACAACCGCAACATTATAACCCTGAGCAATTGCTTTGGTCACGTCGGCATCATTGCCATCAGCGGCAGAAAAGGTCAGACTGTAATTGGAAGCGGCATGAATCTTACGACCAAGAATCTTGGTGTAATCATAAAAAATGCAATCCGAGAATGCATGGAAGATATTCATAAAGGCAACGCCATTGCGAACCACCGAATACTTTTCCCATGCAATATCAGAGGTACCATTAAGACGGAACACAGGTGTAAAACCTTTCTTGGCCGCCTGTTTAATTGCCAATTCAATATCAGCAACCAACAACCGCATAAACTCAACACGATCCTCGAAAAACAATTTGGTCTTGCGGATACGTGCCTGTTGGATTACATTGGTGGTTTCACCACGTTTAAACATACCACCACGACCAGCAAGGTTTAAACAAGCATCGGTGCAACCGATGGTTCGTTTAGCACAAACCTCATAACCCGACAAATTTGCGGGTGCAAGGTGCAAGATATATGTTGCATAGTTTGATGCAAGACCTTTTGCAACCTTAGGGTTACCGACTGGAGCAGTTAGCAGTTTCATTCCAAATTTCCTGTTGTTTTCTCGACCACAGAATCTATTCTACTCGGATCCTGGGAGGTGTCAAGATGTTGCATGGATGAGACACCTCCGTTGTTTTCACGCAACAATCAATAGGTCAATCCAAACTCGGCATTGAATTGGGTATAGAATTGGATGATGAAATCCTCGACATCGGAGGTATTCAAATCGGCAGTATCCTCGGGATTGCGACCGATATAATATGCATAGGCATGGCGTGGACCAAAAGCCCAATCGTCATGGTATTTTGCAATATCAAGCAATTCTTTTTTAGAAAAATGGTAATTGACCATCTCTTTATCAATCAAAACGTATTCAATCATAAAATCCTCTGTTTTTCTCGACCACAGAATCCATTATACGCTGGTCCGGTGGAAAGTCAATACGTTGTATAAAAACAACAGTATTGTCATCCATTCAATAATTGATTATCATCTTCTACTGGCCATTGCCTGCAATAAAAATATTGTCCATAAGATTCTTTTACATTCCACGGATAACCTTCTGCAATAAGCCATGCATTAAAATCCGAATTCAATGCTTGATCCCATACTTTAGGGAATCCATATCGCCATCCACTAGGTGGATCAACCCATACTTTCATATATTATACTCCAAAATGCTTTTTAATCTCCAGTACCGTAAGATTGGCAGGGTATTGAATTTCCAAATCTACCATCATTCGGCAACATTCATTTACAATCAACTCGGCAAACTTGAAATCATCATAGTGTGCTGAACCATATACTTGTTCGGCAAGTTCTTTAATTCGTTCGTTCATTCTTTATACACCAATGATTTGGAATACATTTTAGTTTCAGGACATACAAAATGCATAATGTCCCGACCAATGTAATCCTCTTCGACATCAACGAATTCGACTTCATCAACCAAATGCCGGTTCTGGCATTCGGCACAATTAATATAAAAACTCATTACTTTTTACCAGAAAAATAACCATAATTGACACCGAGATTATACTCAAGGTATTCGGTATCACCATGGGTTTCATAGATATCATGCAACCAACGAATTGCCATTTCACGATTACGACAACCGGATTCCATCATTTTATCGATGGTTTCTTCCAACCGAATTGCGGCCAATGCCTCATCCTCAAGGCGAACATTCTCATTCCGCTCAATAACGGTTTGCAAATAAGCCAATTCAGACTCAAACATTGCCTCAGTCCAATTGGACGTATCCACACCACGAGGACGGAAATTATATGCATCCTTATATGCATCCGAATAGATACAGGCCAATTGGTCACGGCGGGACAATTCATCCCATGGGGTGTACTTGTATTCGGTCGCAGCGGTGGTTTGATTGGCTTGTGTCATTTTCGTTTCCTTGTGTTTTCTCGACTTCAGAATCAATTATACACTGGTCCGTCCGGAGGTCAACCCTGTTGTTCCTGTGCAACAGATTGTTGTTCCGACGCAACACTTGACATTTCCATCGCCTCTCGGTAATATGCCACCAACTCATGGGATACGGCAGGATTCAATACAGCATTTAAAAGCACCTGCATTTGGACCATGCGAGGTGCATTACCGAATTCAATCAATGCATTAATCTCGGATTGCGTCAGCATTTACGCTGCCTTTGCAAACTTCAATGCATACTCCAATGCATCTTTGACTGGTTGCCATCCACGCCATGGTTTATTCATATTGAATACTTCCCAAACGTCATTCTGATTTAGAATATAAAGATATTCAAGACCATTAGAGTCCTCAATAAACTCTTCCCTAGTCCCATATTCGGATGCGGGTTCCATTTCACGATCCATATCGCGGCAATAGAATTTAGTATTATCAGTACCTTCACCAAGGGATGAAATGGAACCACCCTTGATCAATTCAACCGCCGAAGGCAAAGAATCGAAATACTTTAGAAGCAATGCACCATTGTTTTCAACATACCCATCCCAATGACAATATACGGCATGGATAACGCATGGGCCCATTTCAGGCAGACCAGTTTCAATTGCAATTGCAGAGCGAGTAGCCATTATTATTCAACCTCAGGAAGATAGGATTCTAATACAGAAACAGACAATTTATCCAACAATTCAATAATTGCCGTTACATCACGATTTTCTAAATCCAATTCGATTTGACCAATAACACGGTCAATCAATTTTTGTTTAGTATCATCAATCATTATAGGTCTCCTGCGACACAAGCAATACGCTCAAGGACATCCATTCGGATGTGTTTTTGTCTTGCTTTCGGTGCAGCATCAATAAAGTGCTTTTGACAAAAAGAAGACAAGTAACCCAACGCAAAAATACGAGCTTCGGTATCGGAATAACCTTTAGCCTTTTCACGTTTAACCACGACTTCAATCAAAAGATCAATTTCAGTTTTCGCAAACATTCTCAATTACTCCCGGTAATTATCAAAACCAAACACAACTTCTGGATCATTGGCAACAGCCACCATATATGCATCAATGTAATCCTCATAAAAGGACAAGACATCCTTCAATGGAAGTTTAAACAATGATGCAACATCCTCGGGCGACCAACCACTATCAAAGGCATCCGCAACATCGGAACAGAACACAGTATAATCTACTTTCGACACGTTTTTTCCTTCGTTTTTCTCGACCACAGAATCTATTATACTCTGGTTCCGTCGGTTGTCAACGTGTTGCTGGCAAGCAACGGAAGTGTCGTATGCCAGCAACAACCGTCGGTACCGATTAGTTTGCGATACAATACTCTGCCAATTTCTTCCAATTGCCATTTGGATTCGCTTTGCGAATATTGGTCACTTGAATTAGAGTCCGAAGCGACAATTCTTTGACACGATCTACCAATTTCTCAATAAGAAGCACGGCATCGACTTTATGTTCCATTTCAAACTCTGGCAAAAAGTCATCGGCAAACTCAAGCAGGTGATGCATACGCTCGACCTTTTGTGCATTGGTCATTGTAAGATCAACGGCCATTGAGCGAGTAATAACTGCCTGATCCATTGCATGGGATGGCAGATTGGAAATAAACACTACACGACCTTTGAATTCAAAGACATTAGGAAGATCCTCGTCTTTAAAGTCAGCGCGCCAAGAGATAACACGACGCGAATAAGAATCGAGAGCACCTTTAAGAAGGTTCAATGAGACTGGATCTTTAAGAACCGAATCGCAATCATCAAAAACAATAACCGAATTACGGTTCTCGTAAAGGATACGATACAGACCTTTAGGAGTAGAGTAACCCTTGATAACACGGAAGGTCTTTGCCGTATTGATTGAGGAACCAACATCAGCCTCGTCCAATAGAGTAACGTCCTGCAATCCAGACTTGCGGAGTGCATCCATTACAGTAAACGATTTACCAAGTCCACCAGGACCAGATACAATAACCGACGCTTGATGACCATTTGAGAGCATTGTCACCATATCAGAAACGAAACCGAATCGCTCATTGATTGAAAAGGACGATTCAGCCATTTGCATCAATTGCGTATTGATAGCATTAAGTTTGTTTTTGGTATTACGAAAACCAGCAGCGGGAATTCCACGGGGCATTTTATATTCTCTCAATAAAACAATAATATAATAAAACGACGGAGCGGGTACCACCGCTCGACCACAGATACTATTCTACACTGGTCCTGCCGACCGTCAAGCGTGTTGCTGGCGAACAACACTTGTTGTTTTTACGCAACAGATTTAAATCTTTGTCGAATTGCATCGGCCACGCCATTGCTTGTCATTTGAGTTCCATTACCCGATTCACATATTCGGATGCATTGTTCGATTATTTCTTTTGCAAATTCATGCATCTGGTCAAAAGTATAACCGTGAAGATTACCTCGTTCTGGATCATATCCTAACCATTCTTGGTCTGGCAATTTAAATGCTACCATAGTTTATCTCCATAAAATTAGTATTATCAGGAAGAATCTGCATATCTGCAAGGTGTTTACTGCGATCAATGTAATCTTTCAATACATCAAGACAAAACGGATTGGATCCATATGATTGTTTATCACATTGATAAAGTGAACCGGAATGACCCTCAAAATAAAAGAACTTATCGTCCTCAGTAACTTTGGTTACACCTGAATTCATCCTCCAAGAACTACTACCCAAGAAACCACCATTCCAAGATGCAAAGATCTTATATAAGACTTCATCATCCTCAACCATGGTTATCTTAACCATAATCCATCTTTCAGGTATTGTCATAATACAACCGTACCAACGGTACCATTAGATTTTACAAAAAACAATTTATTGACCAATGACCAGTCTTTTGCAGGCATTTTAGTCTCGGTGAATTCATTCAAATATTTAACTGCCTCTTCGATTGAGGCAAAGGTAACAGATTTAAGAAAATTCTCATTGTATGGTTTTGCAATGAACCGAGTGGCCTTTGATTGTTCAGAAATATTAGGTGTAAAAACATCTCTAATTGTTTTCTTAACTTTGCGCGGTACTGGCACATAAGACTTTTGTTTTACGACTTTAACCTTTACGGGTTTCGGTGGTTTTACCTTTGGTGCAGGCAACGTGTCGAGCAACATAATTGCTTCACAAACTTCCAATACAGGTTTGCCAAGTTTATTGGCAATCGTTGTAATGCTAAACTTCTGATCCGCTAGATCACGAACTTGTTTAATGAATGCTTTTTTCATTTAATATTACCTATTTCAATACTTGAAATCTGAGAATCCGTTCTTGTGTCGCAAATTCCTAAAGTAGGAGATAAACTCATTATATGTCATAGACTGGCGTCCTTCATTAGCCCATTGACTTTGTAAGTCGTAATAATGATTATGAGCTAAATCTCTCATTATTCGATTACCAGGTAATACCATATCTAAGTCTTTTTCACCACATTTAGGATTAATCAAATTTAAACCTGCCATAACAAAACTATACAATGGCCATCCTGCACTTCCTGGATAACTAGGAAAATCATTTACACTAGGTACTTTAGATTTTGACATTAACAACAATTCTTCAACGTATGGAGTTTTAGTTATACCAGTGTTAATCATTTGCCAAAATTCACTATCTTGTCTACCTCCCATGTAATGCATTACTAAGAAATCTTTAAGATCATCATACAATGTTGCGGTACGTTTATTGTAAATAAGTCTTGACCCTTCATTCATTGTATCTTCTATATTACTCTTTAAATATTCAAAGACAAAGTTTTGCGATTGAACAATAGTGGAGTGAATACTAGTGGCTTCTAGTGGCTCTAGTAGAGCACTACTTAATCCAATAACTAGACAATTTTTAATCCAAGCACTCTCTTGCCGTCCTGCATCAAATTTAATAACTTTAATAGGATCGATCTTATGGCCTAAGATAGTTTCTATTTCTTCCTGTGCTTTATCAGCTGTAGTGTACGCATCAGAAAATACATATCCACATCCTTTTCGATCCATTAGAGGAGTCTGCCACATCCATCCATTCTTTTGAGCCCACGCAGTAGTGTATGGTTCTGGCATTTCATTTCGTTTATATTTTATTTGAAATGGCATACCCGTATTCAACGGCAAGTTTTTTTGATAACTAATCCAATTATTGGATAAATGTTTCATTAAAACTTTATGAAAACCTGAACAATCTATAAAAAAATCACCATCAACTACTTGACCACTTTTTAATGTTACTGATTTTATGCAACCATTGGAACTGTTTAATGATACATTGACAACCTCATCATCGATATGAGAAACGCTTTTACTTTTTAGGGTAATCTTTTTGAGATATTTGCCCACGAGGAAAGCATCAACGTGCAAAGCATGCCAGTATGAATTAAATTTGCCTGAATTTTTGTTAAAATTAGAAAGACCGTTGTTTACCCAATAACCGCATTTGGAAATAGTGTTAAGATCATTGTTGTTTAATCTGTTTAATCCCCATGAAAATAATGGGTCAGGAACAGAATTTCTCGTATCAGATCCATCAATAGGTCCAAAATATGATCGATTGATATTGTTTGTCCAGCCCTTATGGCGAATGCCATATTTCAATGTTGAACCGGTTTCAACAATAAATTCATCATGATTGCAACCGAAATCTTGAACAAAATTTACTAGAATATCCGTCATTCGGCCTGTGGTACTTTCACCCACACCGATAATGCCTATTTTACTAGATTCTATTACAGCAACTTCGTGATATGGATGCCTTTTACTGATCATTAGTGCTGCAATCCAACCAGCGGTACCGCCGCCGACAATAACTATCTTCATATATTATACTCTCTTATTTAATAAAAGACTTTTTCATTTTATAACCAACTATTTTTTAGTACATACGGTTTTTTACCACGAATACGGACATCAATTTGCCGTATTTTTAAAGGCAATCGTTTGGCATAGTAACGAGCACGACCCAGGTGCGGAGTGGCAATAAAGTTTCGACCACCACCGTTGGGATAATCAATCCAACGGCATCGGACATAATATAGTTTCTTAGGCCAACAATACTTCATTTAATAATCATCGCCATAACAACCATAATCTTCATCGGTACCATAACCAGCAGAGGCCATGGCAGTATCAAAATCACCATCCATTGAATCATTATAATCATCAATAGAATCCATCATATGCTCTTTAATATTAAGAACATCATTAACGGTGACGCCATAACGAATTGCAATATCGCCAATATCATCACCAGCACATAGTGACTCTTCAATATCCAATGCCAATGCAGACATTTTACCCACAATAAACTTCCTTATGTTTAGGTTTACGATTGTATTTTGTTTTAATAGAATGCCGCACACCAGGTTTGATCGGTGTCCGACAATGCGGTCTCGGCACGTGGCCGATCAGTGGTTTGGTGTGTGTCTTCATCATGTAATCCATTCTACACGGATTCCGTCGGGTGTCAAGCGTGTTGTTTTCACGCAACGGTCAATCACCCGAATCAATAGTGAAAGAATCAAAACAATACTCACAGGTATATTTGTGGAGGGTGCGCCTATTCAACAATGAATGAGCATAGTCATGCAAACAAGGTGTGCCATCGAGACGCAATGGTACTTCGCCTTTTGGCGTACCGTACATATATTGTCCACCACAATTGTGGCAATCTGTTTTATCGCCATTGCAAGCAGGGCATATACCCATGGGTAGTTTATACATAATTGAATTTGGCATTCTTATTTGACGCTTGAAAATCAAAAGCGTATTGGCCAGGTTCTATTTTAGAAATACCAATCCGAGCATAACATTGCTCTTGTAGTTGGCGAGCAATCAATTTAGCCTTAACATCATTACATGATACAAAAAGAGTACCATTAAAAAAGTCGGCATGATCACCAGATTCTAGGATTGGTGCAATCTTATTCAATATGTTTTTTTCGAAACCCATTTCAATATCCACCATTAAAACCACGTTGGGATGACATTTCATCCATTACAATACAATATGCGGTATATACATCCGCTCGCAAATTGTTTTTACCGACAGCAACCAATTTATCCATTGCATCCCACATAGAGATATTAGGATCAACATTGAGGTTGACAATAGCAACATCCAGAATTCTTTTGGCTTCGGTGAGATTCATATTTTCCTGTCGGTTTTCGTCACAACAGGTACCATTCTACTCTGGTCCGAAGAAAAGTCAAGCGTGTTGTGTAAAAACAACACTCGTTGTATGGTTACAACAGGCTAGACAACCTTGCGTTTTTGTGGCATATTGGTTGGTATGTGTTCGCCTCGTTTAATGGTCTTTTCTTTACGGCGAATCCAATCCCTACCTACGGGATTCTTTACATCCATTGTTGCAATACGGCGAATGTGTTTATGCAAGTTATCTAATGCACCAGATTCATCACCGTCATTAGAATTGTCAACAACGGTAAAATTGTCGCGACCAAAATGAGATTGAAACTTACCCATATTGTCTTGCACTTTATGCCATGCATTATCGACAATGTGTGCAGGTACAGATCGATCACGTTTTAAATTGCGTTTATGTGCAACGGCTAATGATGTATTGACGAATAACATATGAGTATCATAACCCAATGTTTTTAGATGTTCAGACTTTTTATGTATTTCTTCAAAGTCTTTACCGGTACCGTCAATAACCATTCCTAATCGACCATGTTGATATAGGTGAGATTTTTTAGCGGTTAACTCTTTTGCCCTTTTACGAACAACATCTCGTTTTTCAGTTTCAGATTCAGGCATTTTAGGATCTAACCCATGTTTTTTAATACCCTTTTCAAATAGGTCATCTGAATTGACCATCTTAAATCCTAAGTCACCTCTTACTTTATTAACGACATGGGACTTACCCGATCCAGGACCACCTGCCAAGAAGATCGCTTTTAACTTGGCTGGGTCATGTAGACCTTCTGTTAGAAAAGACTTAAATGATAACATATGCGTCCTCGGATGATGGGTTATCTTTTATTTATAAAAGAGGGTTATCTTTTTTTTTCGACTGTTGTGTGAAAACAACACGATTGACACTTGACAAGACCGTGTGTATAATGGTTCTATCGACTGAGAAAACAGAAGGAAATTGTATGCGTAGGTTACCAGATAGTTATGTGCTTGCAACCATCATCATTGGTTGGGTTGCTGTAATTGTTTTGATTCTCACTGGAAATGCTTAATACTTAATAAATAGGTTATATATGAAACAGAATACTAAAGCGTTTATTATTGCTGCTAATGAAATCTTTGGTGAGAATGCTATTCTCACTCGGGATGAGATTCAACGTGTTGTTGATGAAAAGAATGTTCCATATCCTTTCTGGATTGTACAACGACAAGAGTATCGCGCCGGTCGTGGGCAATACCGTGTCCCTACTATTTTTGGTGCTATGCATAAAGACAAACCCATATTCAATGCACCTAAAGTAGTGTCTGTGCCAGGCAATTTCGTAATGGCACCTGAAATGGTTGCTACTGTTACGGTTCTTAAACAAAAGAAACTACAGGATGATGCTGATACTGCAATTCCTGAGAAATATGAGAACTATGTTCCATTTGGTTTCTATAAAGACTTGATGCAAATCGTTAAGTCTAAACAATTCTATCCTGTTTTTATTACTGGTCTTTCTGGTAATGGCAAAACAATGATGGTCGAACAGGTATGTGCTGCACTTCAACGTGAATGTATCCGTGTCAATATCTCGATTGAAACTGATGAATCAGATTTGATTGGTTCTAATACACTTGTTGATGGTAATGTGGTGTATCGTGATGGTCCAGTCATTACTGCAATGAAACGTGGTGCTGTATTACTTATCGATGAAGTGGATCGTGGTTCTGAGAAACTATTGTGTCTGCAAGGTATTCTAGAGGGTAAGTCTTATTTCAACAAGAAATCTGGTGAATACATTAAACCTGCACCTGGTTTTCAAATCGTTGCAACTGCAAACACTAAAGGTCGTGGATCTGAAGAGGGTCGCTTTCTTGCAAAGATTCTTGATGATGCATTCCTTGAGCGTTTTCCTATTACAGTAGAACAAGAGTATCCGTCTGCATCCGTTGAGACTAAGATTCTAAAGCCTTTGATGAATGATGATGAGTTTGCAGAGAATCTTATTAAGTGGGCAGATGTTATTCGCAAGACATTTGCTGAGGGTGGTGTTGATGAGATCATCTCGACTCGCCGTCTAGTCCATATTGCTCATGCATATGCAATCTTTGGTGATCGTACTAAAGCAATTAAAATGTGTGTGAATCGATTTGATGAAGAAACTAAGAATGCATTTCTTGATCTATACTCCAAAGTTGATGCTAAAGTCGAAATGACTGCAAATACAACACCTTCAGTGGTTCAAACTGAAGATAATGATATTCCCTTTTAATGACAACATATCGTAAGTATTATGACAACATATCGTAAGTATTATCTTACACAAATGGTTAGGTGTGCGAAAGCACTTCTAGCCTATACTAAAGGTTTCATCTTAAATAGGAGAATATAATGAAAGTCTATATTGGTCCATTCATTAAGTGGTGGGGTCCGTATCAGATTGCCGATCTTCTACAAAAGGTTGGCGTATCTGAAAAACGGTGCGAATCAATCGGTGAATATCTTTCTCATACTAAATTGAATGATCTATGTGAGTGGATCCATTCAAAGCGTAAGCGTAAAGTTTCGATTCATATCGATAACTTTGATGTATGGAACATGAATGATACGCTTGCAATGATTGCATTGCCTATGCTTATTAAGTTAAAAGAATGTAAGCATGGGTATGCACTCGTTGATGATGAGGATGTTCCTGAATCGATTCGGTCTACTAATGCACCACCGAAAGAGAATGAATATGACATGGACGCCATGGCAGAATCACGGTGGGAATGGGTTCTAAATCAAATCATTTGGTCTTTTCAACAATTGCATCCAGATAATGAATGGGAAAAACAATACGAGTCTGGTGTGCATGACCTCATTTGGGTACAGTCTAAAGATCATCCTGATTGCAAAGAAATGCAACGTGGACCAAATGATACATTTAAGATTGATCGTGAAGGTATGGAAGCACACCAACGAAAAATTGACAACGGTATGCGGTTGTTCGGTAAATACTACGGTGCATTGTGGGATTGAATCATGGATAAAGAAAATGATGTAGTTGTTGATTTGGCTAAAATACAATCTATGGGTATCAAATCTCATAGATTTGAACTTCCACCAGAACCGAATTGGAAATTCTATTTCGGCGATAGCATCAAAAACAATATTCATTACAATGTATATCTTGAGAATCCACCTAATCGATTCCAACGGTGGCTCTGTTATAAAGCATTTCGATTGACATGGGAACAAATTAAATGAATGAACGAATTAAAAAACTTGCTGATGATGCTACTTCATATGCAGACACACTGGATGTAGCCGATCAAATAATTTTGCAAGAGATTAGGGATAGGGAATTCGCTGAGTTGATTATACAAGATTGTCTCTCACAAATTGCAATGGTTGGTATTTCAAATTTTGAGAATGATGATCATGGTGATATTTCATGGACTGTTTCTAAGTGTATTGAAATGATCAAGTATAGATTTGAAATTGAAGAATGAAATCTGACAATGAATATATACTGAACAACGAATTAGAGGTTCAGCAAATGATAGTAAGTAAAATGTCCAAAAGTGACATGAAAACTTGGTTCAAGATGAACGGATTTAGATTGATGTATAAGGAAAGTTGGCGTACAGTATTGAAGTATGGTTCTGGTTGTTTTATCAGAAATGGTCGGTACTATCGCCTTCGCAATAATGGACCAGGTGGTCTTTGGGTTGTTGATGTATCAGAACCAGTTGCTGATTTTGATCGGTGGGCTAATTCGGCAGAGATTAGAGATATTCCTTTAGCAAAGTTTATTTTGGAGTATAACAGATGAAATCTGAAATGAAGGAGAAATACAACAGATTGTTAATGCCTTTGTTAGGCAAAGAATCGTTGGTCGAACGGTGGTGGGTTTCTAAGAACAAAGCATTTGATATGAAAACACCACTTGAAATGTTTGCAGAAGATGCAAATCGTGTGGATCAGTATATTAAAGATCAGTTTAGTAAATAATTTTTGGAGTATAATATGGAAATGAAATTGGATATTAATGATGAATGGATCGATGGTGTTGTTCTTGCTCGCCTTAAGAGTGACTATGAAACAATCGGTGATGAACTAGAAGATGCAGAAGAACTTAAACGTGCCATCGTAACTATGATGAGTTTTTATATGACATATGAGAATTATTTCAAATGGCGCGAAGAAGCACAAGTACCTGATTCATGGATTGGTGGTTGGGATATCCATCGATTGAATAAACTTGTTAAAGAAGGGAGTGTATAATGCCACTATATCTAGTTGAAACTGTATCTATCTTTCGCCATCGGTATGTCGTAGATGCGAAAAAAGAAGAACACGCTGCTGATGAAGTTGTATACAATATGACTGATTCCGACTTCAAAGAGTTTTCACAACATCATGTTGATGAGTGTATCACTTCTATTCGTGAAATCAAAAATGAAGAGTTTGAACCACTCTTTGATAAAGACAATGATTATCTTAAAGATTGGACTCTGCAATCCAAACGTGATAAATTTATCAATGTAATCGAGTACGACTCGTGAAGTCTAAGAAACTCAGGGAATTGTCGGATTCATTAGATGACAATGATTTCCATAATCTAGAGTTTCTATTGACTGTTTCTGTTGAAGGATATAGAGAATGGCAAGCACAGGCCGATGATGATGATTTAGAGTATGCGGTAGAACTATTGATCGAATACAATCTGATGATTCAAGAAGCACTATGTGAAGTGCCATTTTCTCAAGCAAAGAAATTGTTACAGTCTATTAAGAAATGACGCATTGCAACATGGAATTGTCTAAATAAGTGGTACAAACACTAACAGGAGAATTCCATGTACTTAAAAACTATTGACAATGTGCATCATGTGAAAACAACTTTTCTTAACTCTTTTGTGAAAGACAAGGAACTCAACAAATCCTTGACGGAATTGGTTGACGCTGAAGCTCAATTTGGCAAATCTTTAGTCAAATCACTAACAGAAATTCAGACTAGTTTAAACAATTTTTTCTATAAACCAACAACTTGGTTAAAATCATGATTAAAAAATTAATAAATCTTTTCCGTCCTCTATCTTATGCAGACTTACTTGAATCGTATATTGCATCAAGATCACCATCGAACGCTGCAGAAGTTGAAGCGTTGATCCGTAACTTCGACAGAGGATACTACAAACATTACTGATAAATAGGAGATACCGCATCTCTTTTCCTTTGGAAGTTTTATGAATAATGATGAATTATATTTTGAACAAATAAAGATATACGAAGAAATTGCAAGACGCCGAGTCAAGAAATTCTACCTCTTGACATCGGCGTTTTTTTGTGGTATACTATTATTAACCTATCTTTTAATGAGGTAAATTATGTCACTTTTCGTCGAAGTCAACTCCGTTCGTCCCAAGAACTGCAAACTAATCATCAATCTTGATTCTATTATCGAGATTGCACCACTTATGGCTGGTGGTTGTATCATCTTCTTTAATGCACAAGAAGCAGGCACCACTCGCACCATTACTGTTTCGGATGACTATACCGCATTCAAACAATTCGTTATGCAAACTGTTACTGCCGAAGACATTGCAAAGAAATTCCCCAAAGCAACTAAATCAACAGTTAATATTAAACCACAAAGTGCAGGATCAGTTGGAGTTGAATTCAACGAGTAATGTGTCATGAAAAACGACCTGTTGTTTTCAACATTTCAATGGATCAAAAATGATTACAAATCAAATCGTTTTAGGTTTGTTATGGAGTTATTTGCTTGGGCTATTTCTGTTGGGTGTGCTATTGTCATGGCTGGAACAGTACCAGACCCTCCACTTATGGCTCTTTATCCCGCTTGGATTACTGGTTGTTCTATCTATGCCTGGTGTGCTTATTCTAGGCGCTCATTTGGCATGCTCACTAACTACATTTTGTTGGTCACCATTGACCTTACTGGACTCATTAGGATGATTCTGTGAATATTTTTTATCTTGATAATGATGTTATTGAATGTGCTAAAATGCACAATGATAAACATTGCGTTAAAATGATTCTTGAATATGCACAACTACTATCTACTGCACATCGCACACTAGATGGTGTTGATAATGTTCTTGCTGATCCGTTACATGAATCAATCATGTATAAGGCAACTCATAAGAATCATCCATCTGCCATTTGGTGTCGCAAATCAAAAGAGAATTACATTTGGTTATGTAATCTTCTGATTGAACTATGTGAAGAATATACCTATCGGTATGAGAAAACACATAAAGTACAACGTGACGGACTCTGTTATGTTCTGTATAAGAATGTACCCAAGAATATTGGCACAGAAGGTTGGTCTGAACCAACACCTGCAATGCCAGATGATGTTAAAGTTCCTGGTGACTCTATTGCATCATATCGCAACTATTACAACAAGAATAAAACACACCTTGCTGCATGGAAGCATCGTGAAGAACCAATTTGGTATGGAGCATCATATGCGTAATCGTGAAAAAGTAATGTTCATTCTACAGGAAGAATGTGCAGAAGTTATTCAGGCCATCTCTAAGATTTACCGATTTGGTCTCGATACAGAATGGGAAGGTGTAACTAATAAACAAGCATTTGTGCGTGAACTTGGTGATGTTCTTGCAGTTATTGAAGTTTTACTAACTGAGACTGATATAAATATTGACAACGAAGATTTAGAAGATGCATTAGATGCTAAGAAAAAGAAACTTGATATCTATTTGCCCGCTGAATAATAATGAGGATTAGAACTATGCCAACTTATGCGTTTTTGAATAGAAAGACAGGTGATGTTGTCGAGAAAGTTATGAGAATATCTGAACTCGATGCATTCAAACGTGAACATCCACACCTTGAAACATACATTGGTGAAGCAGTTCCATTTGGCGATGGAATGCGTATGTCAAATTCTGTTGCAAAACCCGATTCAACATTCGAAAAATATGTTATCGGGCGCATGAAAGAATCAGTCCCTGGCAATAGCATTGGATTATCCCATAAAACAAAGATGCCTAGGGAGTGGTAATCCCATAACAATCACTAAGGGAACTAAATGGCTAAGACAGTTAGAAGAAAAACAGCAGCCGCACAGGCTCAATCGCAACATTTTTCCCTGAAACAAGTTCAGCCTTTAACAAAGAATCAAACAAAAACATTTGAAGAATATGATAAAGGTAATCATCTAGTTCTTGCAGGATCTGCTGGTACCGGTAAATCATTTCTTGCGTTGTACCTATCTCTTAAAGATGTTCTTGCTACAGGCTCTTACTACGAACGAATTGTTATCATTCGTTCAGCAGTACCATCAAGAGACTTAGGTTTCGTACCTGGTACATTGGAAGAGAAAGCAAAGATCTATCAAGAACCATACATGAATATCGTCAACGAGTTGGTTGGTCGTGGCGATGCATGGCACTTTCTATACAACAAAGAAATTCTAGAATTTCAAACTACATCATTTCTACGCGGATTGACATTTAGAGATTGTATTATTATCTTTGATGAGTTTCAATCTGCAACATTTCATGAAATCGATTCTGTCTTGACAAGAATCGGAGAAAACTGTAGATTCATTCTTTGTGGTGACTTTGCACAGAATGATCTAAACAACAAAAAAGAGAAGTCTGGCTTCATTGATGCAGTCAGAATCTTAGATAAAATTGAGGATATTTCACACATTCAATTCGGTATTGATGATATTGTCAGATCGGGGTTCGTGCGTAGATATTTAACTGAAAAACAAAACTTAGGAATATAATGTTTACACATTGCCCACCGATGGTGATTGAGAATCTAAACACCGAAACTGTTGATGACAAACGATACTATGTAACACCATCTGGTCAACGATTACCATCTGTTACTACTGTTCTTGGTGCCATGAAGAAGAAAGAAATCATGGCATGGCGCCGTAGAGTTGGTGAAGCAGAAGCGAATCGAGTTTCTAAACTTGCAACCGGTCGTGGTAATCGAGTACATACACTTGCTGAAAAGCATTTGATGAATGAATCGATTGAGTGGAAGAAAGAGATGCCTGATGCAATCGAGATGTTTCAATCGATTGTACCACACTTCGATAAGATCAATAATATCCATTACATGGAACAGGCACTATGGTCTGAGAAGATTGGTCTTGCAGGTCGTGTTGACTTGATTGCAGAGTGGGAAGGTAAACTATCGGTTATCGACTTTAAAACTTCTAAACGTATCAAGACAGAAGATAAGATTCAAGATTACTTTGCACAATGTGTTGCATATGCAATGATGTATGAAGAACGTGTTGGTGCACCTATCGACCAGATTGTAGTTTTGATGGCAGTTGAGAATGAACAACCACTTATCTTTGTGAAAGAAACAAAAGACTATGTTGATACGTTATATGAACACATTGAATTTTATAAATCAAATAAATATTAAAATAAAATTCTAAAGGATATATAATGGCTTTACCATCGTCTGGTGCTATATCATTAAGTGATATTAGAACAGAACTCACTCAGTCAGGAACAATTAGTCTGAATGATACTGCTGTCCGTACACTATCTGGTAAAACAACGCCAGGTTCTACTGAGATAATGCCCACAGATTTCTATGGTAAATCAAATGCGCCTGCTCCAACTCCAACTTATTCTTTCCAGACGTATAGTAGTACAATAAACGAAGGTGGTTCTGGAGCATATTATATTGCAACCACACTTGTCGGAACTGGAACTACACTATATTGGACAATAAATCATATAACCACTTCTGATGCAGACTTTTCTTCTGTTAGTGGATCGTTTACGATTAACAATAATATAGGTTCTTTTTTAGTATTACCAGTCGCGGACAGTTCAACTGAAGGTTCACAAACATTTACTATTAATATTAGAACTGGATCTACATCTGGATCTATAGTTGCCACTAGTGTTACAGTCACCATTGAAGATACATCACAATCAGTGGCAGCAACGGTACCTGGTGCACCAACCATTGGTGTTGCAACATCAACTGGTTCAACTTCAGCAACAGTATCGTTTACGGCGCCTGCATCAAATGGTGGTGCAATGATTACATCATATACGGCAGTTTCTTCGCCAGAAGGAATTACAGGTACACTAAGTCAATCAGGATCTGGTACTATTACTGTTAATGGATTGACTTCGAATACGCCATATACATTCACAGTATATGCAACAAACTCTGTTGGTAATAGTTCTTCTAGTGCGTCAAGTAATCAAATAACAACATCGGCTGTTGCAACAGTACCTGGTGCACCAACTATTGGTGTTGCAACATCAACTGGTTCAACATCTGCGACTGTATCATATACTGCACCTGCAAATAACGGTGGTGCTGGGATTACATCATATACTGCAATATCTACACCTGGAAATATAACTGGAACATTAAGTCAGGCAGGAAATGGTATAATTACAGTCACAGGATTATCACCTTCAACAACATACACGTTTAAAGTAAAAGCAACTAACTCAGTTGGCGATAGCGCATATAGTTCTTCAACATCTTCTATAACTACTGGATCAGCAGCAACAGTACCTGGTGCACCAACGATTGGTTCTGTTATTGCAACAGGACAGACAACTGCAACTGTAGCATTTAGTGCACCCGCATCTAATGGTGGTGCTGCAATTACATCATATACTGCCATATCTACACCAGGTAATATTACAGGAACAATTAGTCAATCGGGATCAGGTACAATTAATATCACCGGTCTAACTGCTGGTACTTCATACACATTTAAGGTAAAAGCAACTAACTCTGTTGGTGACAGTTCATATAGTGCAGATAGTTCTTCAATAACGACAACATCTGCTGCAACTGTACCTGGTGCACCAACTATTGGCGCTGCTATTCCTACTGGAACAACAACTGCATCAGTATCATTTACTGCACCATCTTCCGATGGCGGTGCTGCAATTACTAGTTATACTGCAATCTCGACACCAGGCAACATAACTGGTACAGGATCTAGTTCTCCAATTACAGTATCCGGACTAACGGCATCCACATCTTATACTTTTAAGGTTAGAGCAACTAACTCTGTTGGAAATGGTTCTTATAGTGCAGATAGTGGTTCAATGACAACGAATGCTATACCTACAGTACCTGGTGCACCAACGATTACAGGTGCAACAGCAACAGGACAAACGACTGCGGATGTATCATTTTCTGCACCAGCATCTAATGGTAACTCACCTATTACATCATACACGATACTTTCCAGTCCTGGTAGTATCACTGCAACACTATCACAAGCAAGTGGTGGTACATTTAATGTAACTGGATTAACTGCGGGAACAACATACACATTTACTGTTAAAGCAACAAATGCCGTTGGTGATAGTTCACCTAGTTCTGCCAGTTCTTCAATAACTACAACGTCGGCGGGCCCAGCATTAGGATTTGATAGTGATGCGGCATTTAGTTATTTGAATGATCAGGGTAATATATCACCAACATCTATAAAATGGTACATAGGAGGCGATGGATCAATTGATGGATCAGGAGATTTTAGTGGCGATCCATCAGCAGCTGGTACAGTTAAGTTATCTGGTTCAACTCAATATGTTAACACTTTGACGCCTGGAATAGGAACGAATTATGAAGTTTCTGTTTCTGGTGGTGCTATAGGTAGTCAAACGACTTTCAATATTAACGGCGTTAATAAAGGAGGTTCAGGACAATCAGCCTACTATACTGTAGGAATTGGTCTATATATTACTTTCACGGTAACGCAAGATGATATTACTAGAAATGCAAGCGGTACAATTTATATCAGAAACAAGACAACTTTGTCGGAAATTTCTAAAGAATTTAATTTGAGAATAGTAACTGGTGCTTGACAACTTCGCCAAGTCCTGATATACTAAATACTTCTCAATGGTAGTAAACTGATTTTTAGAAAGGTATTTCGGACGTGGGTGCGAATCCCACCAGGTCCACCAGAAGTGTATTGTCTACTGGTGAATGAGATAACAATGCTCATAATAAAAGTTCCAAACAGTATGCTTCTGATGGGCCTGACTAGATTCGACGGAGTAATAAGTACAATTATTGGCTACTCGACATATCAGTCGTTAAAAATAAATCAAGTAAACGCAAATGATAGCGAATACGCATTAGCAGCCTAAACACTGCTTAGGGTTTCGGTAGGTTTCCTCGTAACAGAATAACCTACCACTTTCAAAACTCGATAAGGAAACGAATGTTACACAAGACTATCAAAGTCTTGTTAGGAACATTTCTCATTTTTGGTTTAATGAACGCTACAACAATAGCAAATGTGCGAGAAACATACTCTTTAGTTCCTAACATACAGAAAGAGTTAAATTGTCTAACAAACAATATTTTTTATGAGGCAGAGTCTGAACCTTTTAAAGGTAAATTAGCAGTTGCACAGGTCACGTTGAATAGAGTTAATTCTGGTCTATTCAAAAATAATATCTGTAGAACTGTATATCAAAAGACAAACAAAACTTGCCAATTCTCATGGGTGTGTATTAAGTATAAACGTCAAATACCAACAAACTCAAAAGAATATCTTGATTCTAAAGCGGCAGCAGAAAAGGTTCTGTTCGACGGATACCGCTTGACAAAACTCAACGATGCGTTGTATTATCATGCTACATACGTTGATCCGCACTGGAAGAAACGGAAGATTACCAAAATAGGTAAACACATATTTTATGCATAATGGAGGTGAATCATGTCTTTTCAGAAAGACAAATATGAAGTTGTACGGAATGCAATTAGCGAAGATTTGATTAGTTTTATTCAGATCTCGGCAGAGATTCTTGAGTCTGCATATATGGCAGAGTATAAGAAAGGACTAAAGAACTTCTTTCCTTTTGGTGATGAACAAGTGAAGAATAGTTTTGCCAACTATTCACCTAATTACTCTGAGTCTTTGATGGTGTATTTGAAGCCATTAATGGAAGAGATCACAGGTAAAGAACTGAATGAGTCATACACTTATGTTCGTACTTATTATAATGGTGCAGTATTGGCAAGACACACAGATCGACCAAGTTGTGAAATCTCTGCAACAATCTGTTTGCAAAAAGATGAAACACCATGGCCAATTTACTTTGAGAATCTCGATGGTGAAACAATTGAAGTCGAATTGAATCATGGTGATATGATTGTTTACTCTGGTATTATTCTGCCTCATTGGCGTAATGCATACGAGGGTCAAAAACATCGCCAAATCTTCACACACTATGTTGATGCAAAAGGCAAATATGGCAAGACACATCGGTATGATGGTCGTAAAGCACTCTCACTAAGGAAATCATAATGCCTACTAAAGAAGAATGTAGAGTGTTCTCTGCAATCATTGAAGAATTAGTTCAGAACAATAGAGATATTACTTACATTGATGCAATCGTAGAACATTGCAAGAATACTGGATTTGAAGTCGAAATGGCTGCAACTCTACTGACTGCATCACTCAAAGCAAAGATTACCGAAGAAGCGGAATCACTTAATCTAATCAAAAAGACTAATCGACTACCTATATGAATGTTGAATCCAGTGGATTTGAATGTTATGCACTATTCCATGCATTGAAGTTACATTTTACTTCGAAGTATGATTTTGTAAAATACTCTGGTAAAACAAATGTAACACAAGACTCTTTTATGATTAGAAAGGACAAGTTTACTTTCTATAAGTTATCTCGTAAATACAATAAAGATGATATGTTTGGTTTCTTTGTTTCTAATCTTTTAGAGAAACCAAAACTATGGTCTGGTGATCTCCTCTCTGAGGACGCTGAGTCTACCTTTAAGGTATGGCAAAAAACACAACAGTCTCTCTTCTACATCTTCCAACAAGATCTATCCACTCTCATGGAAAGTGTAGACTCTCCACAACAGTTGCTGAAAGTGGTTGACGGAGAGTATCCTTTGTTGTATAATAACTATGTGCAGTCGAGAATCAAACTTGAGACGGTGATGATCATGAATCAATTCCTAAACTTCTTTCCTATGTGGACCAAAAGGGTTGATGATGATTTGATCTTTCCAGATTTTATTCAAAAATGCACAAAATATGCACCGTTTTTGAACTATGATGTGACTAAATACAAACACGCACTCAAGTCACAAATGTGTGCAGTAGTTTAATACATCGCAATATATCGTTAATAAGGAATTTAATATGAACTTCGCAAATCTTAAAAAATCATCTGGTAACTTTGACAAACTTACCAAAGCCATTGAACAACTCAATGCAACACCTGCATCTAAAGATGACAAGTTCTGGAAACCAGAAGTTGACAAAGCAGGTAACGGATACGCAGTTATCCGGTTTCTTCCCGCACCTGAAGTAGATGGAGAAGAAGGTCTTCCATGGGTTAAAGTATTCAATCACGGCTTTCAAGGTCCTGGTGGTTGGTATATTGAGAACTCTCTTACTACTCTTAATCAGAAAGATCCAGTCTCTGAGTACAATACTCAACTTTGGAATTCTGGCGTAGAAGCAAATAAAGAGATTGCTCGTAAACAAAAACGTCGCCTTTCGTATATCTCTAACGTCTACATTGTTGAAGATTCTAAGAATCCAGATAATGAAGGTAAAGTCTTTCTCTTTAAGTTTGGTGCAAAGATCTTTGATAAGATCAATGAAGCAATGAATCCTGCATTTGAGGATGAGAAGGCAATGAATCCGTTTGACTTCTGGACTGGTGCCAATTTCAAACTCAAGATTCGCAAAGTCGAAGGTTATCAGAATTATGATAAGTCTGAGTTTGCTGCACCTGGTCCTTTGCTTTCTGATGATGGCAAACTTGAACAGATTTGGAAATCGGAACACTCTTTGAAAGAGCATCTCGATCCATCTAACTTTAAATCATATGATGAATTGAAAACTAAACTTAATAAAGTATTAGGTTTGGATGGTGGTGCACCTGTTGCACGGACTACGGTTGAACAGGCAAAGGCAGCACCTAAACGTGTTGAATCATCTACTGTTGATGAGGATGATGACATGGACTACTTCAGCAAACTCGCTGAAGAAGCATGATTTAATTATTGACTGAATTGAAAGGGAGCTTCGGCTCCCTTTTTTATAGAAATCCGGCGCGATTCAATGAATCATAGATATGCACCAATACTGGTGTATTATCTCTTTGTGATGCAGTCGTTGATGCAGCACTCTTTTCATTACCCATATTGTTGGTTGTATTGGTAACAATAGGACCAGATGAACCACCACCTGATGTTGATGATTGTTCCATATTTAAATCAATATTTTGATTAGTTGTTTCAGATACACCAGATGATGTTGGCATAGGAGTCATTGGTGGTGCACCAGATGAACCACCAGATGATGATCCCGAAGGTGACATACTAGATCCAGAACCACCAGGTGATGATGATTTATTGGGTATTACTTGTGCAGTTGGAGATGAAGATTTTAAAGTTCCATCTTCATTATAAAAAGGACTCTTCTCTTTATCCCATTTTTCTTGTTCTAATTTTAATTTATTTCCAGTCGTAGTCACTGGACGATTTGGATGTCCTGGTCTAGCATTATTATTACCACCTACGAGTGAAGATGCACCTTGTTCAGGTGCAACACTACCATCACTTTCTGCTAATTTTTTTAATGATTCTATACCACCATATTTCATAATCATTCGCTCGTCACCACTTGCAATCACGGCAGCGGCATCTTTAGGTGTTAGTTTACTCATATCAGGTACTAATTTTATCTGATCCGATAACCAGCTTGCGAAAGCTAATACTGAAGTTATTCCCAGAATTGCCATACCTACTGGTCCAGTAAAGAATGTCACTAATCGACCAAAGAATGGTATCATTTTCTTTATAGTTGATAACCAAGGAATACCATCTAACATACTCATCAACATATCAAGAAAACTAGATCCACCAGTCTTACCTCCAACTAAAGTTGCAGTACCAGTGGAAGAAGTAAATGATTTTAATGCTTTTAGAAATTGTTGATGTCTTCTTTCATCCTCATTCATTGCCTCTTCTTGGAAGTTCTTTTTAACTTCCATAGTTCTAACATCAATTTCATGGCTCTTTTGTAGAAATGCTAGAATTTTATTCAGAACATCAACAGAACCACCACCAATGTTGCCTGTCTCTTTACCTAATGCGGTAGCAGTACCTTTACCTGAAAAGTAACTAATATCTTCTTTACTGCGACCCATCATTCTACCAAGCAATGCAGGCGCCAATGAACTACCACCAGTTAGTTTCTTTGCAATGTTCAATGGATCATATCTTTCTTTGGCACCCATCGCTTTCGCTTTCATTCTATCTGATATTGCACCTTTAATAGATGATCCAACACCTTGCCCGGACATAATTCGTCCAGTGATCAATGATGATAGTTTTTGTCCTCTAATTGAACTTGCTGTTGAATAGTCCATTATTGTCTCTTGTATTGTGGATTATCTGAACCTCTGTCTGAACTTGACGCAACTGTTGTTTCTTTGTTTAAAACATTTGTTGTATTATTCACGACAACTGGTTGTGCGCCAGATCCTTGACCTAATGATTTTTTCATGTCGGCATTGTTCATAGAAGAATCATTTAATGAAGATCCAACAGTAGTATTATTTGTTTGTAATTTTGTTTTTGATGTTCGGTCAGCGTCTAGAGCCGCACCAACTTCTTCAGGAGAGTTGTGTGCTTTGTTAAATCCACCTGGCGCTTTATAAAAAGTTTCTCCTTTTTTTAAATCAACATTAGGTAATGTATTTTTAAATAAACTTTTTGCTTTTATGTCATAAGGAACACCAACAGATGCAAATTCCATTGCAAGTGCTAGTATAGCGGCATCTCTTGTTGCTCCTTGTTTTCCGCCAATATAATCATCAACCGCACCTCGACCTCCACTACCTTTGGTGGTTAAACCTTTAGCAAACAACATGTCTTGCGTGTCTTTATTTAAATATGTTTTATCTGGATCAAGGCCCAGTTTTTCAGCCATAACTTTCATTGTGCCGGGAATAAGTTGATATTTACCAACAGCAAATAATACATTTGGATCGGATGCATCCAACAAGCCTCCAGCCTTTAATTTTTTATTCGTTCTTTTCAAATAATCAGTAATTGTCATTTTACTGAAATCTATATCATTTTTTTGAAGGTACTTACCTTCATCTTTTTTAGCAAGCCAAAAATCTCCTCTATTATATGCATTATATCCTTTTCCTCCACTTTCATATTTTGAAATATTGGTTGCTAAGGCTTCTCTTCCAGTAAGAACGGCTGTTGCAGTGGCGGCACCAGTAATTATTTTTGTAGCTGATGGTTGTGCAGTTGGTGGCTTAGTAACAGGTGGTGGTGCGGGTGCAGCCGAAGGAGGCGCAGGTTCAGGTTTAGAAACTCGTTTAGCAGTCTCTACTGGTTTAACGGGCGGTTTGACAACTTCCGGTGGAGGTTTAACCACTTCTGGCGCTTTAACTGGTTCTACTGGTTTAGCAGGAGCAGGAGTAAGTTTAACTGGTTCTGGCGCTTTAACTGGTTCTACTGGTTTAGCAGGAGCAGGAGTAGGTTTAGTGGGTTCTACTGGTTTAGCAGGAGCAGGAGTAGGTTTAGTGGGTTCTACTGGTTTAGCAGGA